CACAAAAGCTGCTGGCTTGTTTGGTCAACACCTGTTTGCTAAGGGCGGTAAGTATGTGACGGTTGTTGAGGGTGAAGCCGACGCTCTAGCAGCCTTCCAGATGACCGGAAGCCAGTGGCCTGTGGTGTCCATCAAGAACGGCGCACAAGCGGCTCTGAAGGACTGTAAACAGGCTTATGAGTGGCTTGATAGCTTTGAGTCTGTGGTTATCTGCTTCGATGCTGATGAACCGGGCAGGAAAGCTGCTAAAGAAGTGGCTGAACTGTTTGGACCTAAAGCTAAAGTATTCAAGCATGAGAAGGGGTTCAAGGATGCATGTGACTACCTGAGAGAAGGGCAAGGTAAGCTATACGTAGATCGCTGGTGGAAGGCAGAGACTTATGTCCCTGATGGGATCATTCAAGCTGCTGACCTCTGGGAGGCCGTGAGCACTCCGGAGCAACCAGCCAAGGCTCTGTATCCGTGGAAAGGACTGAACAATCTTCTGTATGGTATGCGTGAGGCTGAGTTGATTACGATCACCGCAGGCTCTGGTTTGGGTAAGTCTCAGTTTCTACGGGAGATTCTGTACCATATCCTGAAGACAACGGATATGAATATTGGTGCTATGTTCATGGAGGAGTCAGTCAAGAAGACTGCTCGAAGCATCATGAGCATTCATGCCAATAAAAAACTGCACTTGCCAGATACTCCAGTGTCTGACAGTGAACTACGGGATGCTTTCACAGCCACTCTAGGCTCTGGACGTATCTATCTTTTCGATCACTTCGGTAGTACGTCAGGGGATAATATCCTCAGTCGTATCCGATACATGGCAAAGGCTTTGGACTGTAAGGTTATCTTCCTGGATCACTTGTCGATTATCGTCTCAGGTCAGGAGTTGACAGATGAACGGAAAGCCATTGATAACCTGATGACTAAGCTGAGGACTCTGGTGCAGGAACTGAACATTACTTTGTTCTGTGTCTCTCATCTTCGCAGGGCATCAGGGGATCGGGGACACGAGGATGGTAGTTCTGTCTCTCTGTCTCAGCTTCGCGGCTCTGGTGCCATTGCACAGTTGAGTGATGCAGTGATTACTTTGGAGCGTAACAGTATGGCTGACGATGCTGAGGAACGGCACACAACCAAGATTGCAGTGGCTAAGAACCGATTTAATGGAGATACCGGGCCTGCTTGTATGTTAAAGTATGATACAATGACAGGGCGCATGCATGAAGTTGCTGAGGATACACTATGACAGATAAAGAACTACTGGAGTTGGCTTCTAAAGCTGCGGGGTATCGGATGATAGATATCGACGGATTGTTCTACGAACCCAGAGAGCCTACGATGCAGCAATGGGACCCCCTCACCGACGACGGAGATGCTCTGCGGCTGGCGGTTCGGCTGAGAATGATGCTCACTCCAAGTGATGACGGGCACGAGGTCCGGGTTGATCTCTACACGGGGCACCACTGGACGGAGCACTGCGACGACGGAGCAGGTACCGCCACCCGCCGAGCCATCGTCCGCGCTGCCGCAGAGATTGGAAAGACATTAAAGGATTGAAATGAAACGAATAGCCCTAGACATTGAGACAAATACGAAGCATGATCGTATCTGGCTTGTCAGGACTAAAGACCTTGATACTGGTGAGAAGAACAAATGGACCGAAGCGGAAAAATTAAGAGTGTATCTAAAGGACGCTACCTTGATAGTAGCTCACAACGGAATCGGATTCGACTTTCCAGTCTTGAACAGGCTATGGAATACGAAGATAACTTTGAGCAAAGTGTTCGATACACTGATAGTGTCAAGGTTGCTCGATCCGAGCAGAGACGGCGGACACTCACTAGAGGCATGGGGCCAGACTCTCGGTTTCCCGAAGATTGATTATTTTTCTATCTGGAGGTGGTTGACGGGCTCTGAGGACAAAAAGAGTACCGGAATTGAGTACGATCAACCCCACTTTGGGTTGTTGGATCACTACTGTGAACGTGATGTGGATGTGCTTGAGTTGCTCTACAATCACTTGGTTCGTGAGATTGAAGTCAAAGGCTTCAGTCAGGAATCAGTGGAACTAGAGCACCGAGTAGCAGCTATCATTGCTGAGCAGGAACGTAACGGTTTTAAACTGGATGTAGTCTATGCAACTAGCTTACTTGCTGACCTCAAGGGAAAACTGGGAGCGATATATGACAGAGCGCAGGAACTCTACCCACCGGTCACTGTTGAACGATACTCAGAAAAGACAGGAAAGCGCCTCAAAGATTCCACGGTTGTGTTCAACCTGGGATCAAGACAACAGATCGCTCAAAAGCTGATTGAGCTTGGTTGGAATCCTTCCAAGCACACAGAGAAAGGAAACATCGTTGTTGATGAAGCAGTCATTGATGAGATTCTGAACGGCAGTCCTTCGGATGCTCTGACTGAGTTCTCTACGCTGGTTAAAGACTATCTGTTGCTCCAGAAGCGGATTGCTCAGATTGAGTCTTGGTTGGAGGCTGTAGGGGCTGACGGAAGGGTTCATGGTAAGGTTATCACTAACGGTGCTGTGACAGGCCGTATGACGCACAGTAGCCCTAACATGGCTCAGGTTCCTAATCATGGGTCTCTGTATGGTGCTGAGTGTCGTTCTTGTTGGACGGTCGCTGAAGGTAATGTGTTGGTTGGTTGTGATGCATCGGGGCTAGAGCTTCGGATGCTAGCTCACTATATGAAGGATGAAAAGTATGTTAGAACAGTCACTGAGGGGAGTTCAAAAGATGGCACAGATGTGCATAGCGTCAACCAAAGAACTGCTGGACTCCTCACCCGGGATGCTGCCAAAACATTCATCTACGCTTTTCTGTATGGAGCAGGAGATTCAAAGATTGGAAGCATTGTCGGAGGAACTGCAAAGGATGGTAAGCGGCTTAAGGATAAGTTTCTATCAGGAACACCAGCTTTGTCCAGACTTATCAACACAGTCGGAAAATACGCAGCAAAAGGATATGTCCCAGGACTTGACGGGAGACGTATTTGGGTTCGATCTGAACACGCTGCCCTCAATTCGCTCCTCCAAGGTGCCGGAGCAATCGTGATGAAGAAGGCTTTGGTGTTGTTCCACGACAAGATCAAAGCTAACGGATGGGCTGTGAAGTTGGTAGCAAACGTGCACGATGAACTGCAATTTGAGTGTCCAGAGAGCATCGCAGAAGAAGCGGGTCAAGCTGCGCGTATGAGTATCATTGAGGCAGGGGAATACTTCAAACTACGTTGTCCTTTGGACGGGGAGTACAAGATTGGACGCAACTGGGCCGAAACACACTGACAGACACATCCTAGTCACTCTCCGGAATGACGAAGAAGTCTTTGTTCAAGTTGAGGAAGAAGGGTCAGCAGAAGACCTGTATCTGGTCTTTGAAGCTGTCTTGGGAATCCTTGACGAGAACCTTGAAGAAAATAACCATGTAAATAACTCAGGATACTTGCATTAATCCTGAATTCGTTGTATAATATTAGGCATACGCAGAAGCGTATTTAACTGAAAGGAAAACACATGAGCGACCTCAAACCTGTGAAAATCGCTGCCACCCTCTACTGGACCAAGTACATGAGCCAGTTCAATACGCACTTTGATGAAGACAACAACCGATATGAATGTACTCTTGGCGACCTGAGTCCAGCAGCCTGTGAAGCTCTCCAAGAACAGCTAGGCGTTAAGATCAAGAACAAGGAAGGCCAAGGTAACTACATCGTTGCTAAGAGTAAACTTGGTTTCAAGCCTGTTGACTTGGAAGGTAATCCTGTAGATGTGACTAAGATTGGTGCAGGCACTAAAGTCACTGCTCTGATGAAATCTTACACTCACAAGATGAGCAAGATGCATGGCAGTGCTCCTTCTGTCTACAAACTGATTATCACTGACTTGAAGGTGTATGACCCTGACGCAGAGATTCGTGAGGCCATTGAAGACGACATGATCCTTTGAGGTTGATATGACTGAACAAACAAAACCTGTTGTGCGTTATCGTAAAAATATAAACAACTATATTAAAGAGGGTTACAGTGCTTATGTGCATGCTTATAGCCATCCGGTCTTAGGAACTGGTGTAGTAAGCACCTCTGTTGTGTTGTCTATTCAACCGGATGGTACCTTTGAGACTCTGGACATCATCTACACTCCTGACGGACCAGATAAATGATTCCTCAAGGAGAACTACCTAAGGTAGCTCTCATTGATGCTGATTTCTTGGCTTACTCTGTTGGCTTTGCATCTGAGGATGACGAAGAACAGTGGGCTAGAAATCGGCTGACTGAGAAGCTAACTGATATTGTCTACATTGACCTAGAGTGTGACGACTACGTTGCATACACTACAGGAAAGACTAACTTTCGATATGAAATAGCAAAGACTGTTCCTTACAAAGGCAACCGAGTTGACATGAAGAAGCCGAAGCACTTGGATGCTTTGAAGGATCATCTTCGTAGACTTGGTGCAGTGACTGTAGACAACATTGAAGCTGACGATGCGGTGGCTATTGAGCTTGCTAAAGACCCAGATAAATACTGGATTGTGCATGTAGATAAAGACCTAAATCAGCTTGTGGGGTGGCACTACAATCCAACGAAGCAGGAACGGTACTATGTTGATGAGTATGCAGCCAATCTGAGCTTCTGGACACAGGTACTCACTGGTGATCGTGTAGATGCTATTCCTGGTGTTTCTGGGATCGGTCCTAAGAAGGCTGAGAAGGCTTTGAAAGACTGTAAGACATACGAAGATATGGAACAGGCTGCTTGGGAGGTCTACAAGTCAAAGAACCTGAGTCTTGAGTACTTCAGGGAACAAGGGCAGCTTCTGTGGCTACAGCGTTATGAAGGACAGTTATGGGAACCAACTATCAATGAAACCGAGCAGCGCGAAGAATAAAGGCAGGCTGCTACAGCAGTGGACAGCCAAGAAGCTGATGGAGTATGCTCCTGAGCTCGAACAAGGGGATGTGGTTAGTACGTCTATGGGCGCAGGAGGTGAAGATGTTAAGTTGTCTCCTGCTGCTCGGCGTATCTATCCATTCCAGATTGAATGTAAGAGCAGAAATAAGGTAGCGATCTATAACGATTACGTGCAGGCTGCTGGTCATGGCTCTCATGAGCCAGTGGTTGTAATTAAACAGAACCATAGCAAGCCTCTAGTTATCGTGGATGCTGATTATTTCTTCAAACACTTCCGACACCATGACTCTAAAACTAACCTACCTTAAAGAGAATGATGATGGTTCTGCTACTTGTCTCCTAGAGACTGACCCAGAGACCACTCGAATGCTGATTGAACGAGGAATGATCTCGTTGCTTGAAGATTACATTGATGCCTGTGACGATAAGGATAAAGACACTGATGAGTAATGTACGACTTATCTGGGCTACTCCAGACGCTGAGAAAACTATTGCTTACTGTGCTCGGGTGAGTAACCCGTCCAACCAAGACAACCATGCTACTGCGTCTAAGCTGCTGAAGTACTGCAAAGACCATGGCCATTGGAGTGTCTTTGAAATGGCTTCCATGTGTGTGGAGATTACAACCACTCGGGACATTGCACGTCAGATTCTTCGACACCGTAGCTTCTCCTTCCAGGAGTTCTCTCAGCGATATGCTGAAGCTACTAACTGGGAATACTCTGAAGCACGGTTGCAGGACAATAAGAACCGACAGAACAGTATTGAGGTGGAAGATCGTGAATTACAGCAGTATTGGCTTGAACAACAGCAGTTTGCTTTGATTGCCGCTAAGAATGCTTATCGTAATGCCCTGAACAACGGTATTGCTAAGGAAGTTGCTCGTAAGGTTCTTCCTGAAGGTTTGACGATGAGCAGCATGTACATGAGTGGTACGCTACGTAGCTGGATGCATTATTGTGAAGTACGCTGCGATGAGGCTACTCAGAAAGAACACCGAGAAGTTGCTGATAAATGCCGTACTATTCTTAAACAAGTTCTTCCTTCTGTGGAGGTATGATGCGTCAGAACATTCAAGACGATATTGATGAGATTCTGGACTTCTTTGACTTTGAGCGTGTGTATCTTGCCATGAAGGCATTGGATTGGAAGTGGTCAGATATTGGGAGTGTTCCTCTCGTGGGGCATCTCCGTACCAAAGCACGAGAACTGCTCAAGCGGGTAGCTTATGAGTCCGGATACAGTTGCAGTATTGGCACAGGAGGTCTTGTAGCAGAGATGAGCCGATACCCAGGAGACGAGAAGACGTATCTGCGTCTTTATTTTTCTGTGTCTGAGTATAGTAACAACGAATAACATGAATCTAAACGACTATCAAGAGAAGGCAATGGAGACTTTGTTGCCTTCAGCAAACAACATCAACTACATGGTTTACAACCTGCAAGCAGAGGTTGGGGAGGTGAGTAGCCTCTTTGCCAAGTATCTTCGTGATGGCTTCTACTCTCGTGAAGCAGTGGCTAAAGAGATGGGTGATGTACTTTGGCAGCTTGCAGGACTGTGTCACGTGATGGAATTTAAGCTGGAAGATATTGCACAGAAGAATCTGGACAAACTTGCAGCACGTAAACTTAATGGAACTCTTGGAGGTAATGGCGATGACCGTTGAAAAAGACACTCTTGAATTCTCTTTGGCATTGACGGATTGCGCGAACACCGCCTATACGGTAGACCGTGTGTACCACTGGGATACCACTTGGGCCCGTATCCTGGATGACTTTGTAACCTTCCTTGAAGGTGCTGGGTATACGGGTGTACGGGATAAGATCAGTATTAAATACAGCCCATTCATTGAAGACTGGAACGGCCCTATCCACGACTTCCCTGAAGACATCCCTGGCACTGGTCAATGAAGATCGAGACTAAGAATCCTTTGAAGATTCTTGTCATTCCTGATTGTCAAGTAAAGGAGGGTGTTCCGGCCGAGCACCTTACCTGGGCAGGCAGGGCTATCGTAGAGTACAAACCGGATGTAGTTGTTAATCTGGGCGACTTTGCTGATATGCCTAGCCTGTCCACACACGACAAAGCAGGTTCCAAGTATTTTGAGGGTAAACGATACACCACTGACATTCAAGCTGCTAAGGATGCAATGCAGTTGCTTCTAAAGCCTCTGAAAGATGAGCAACAGAGGCTGAAGAAGAACAAAGAGAAGCAGTACAAGCCTCGGATGATTATGCTGCTTGGTAATCATGAAAATAGAATCAACCGAGCAGTAAACAACAACCCGATGCTGGAAGGACTCATCAGCACGAAGGATTTGGAGTATGAGAAAGATTGGGAAGTGTTTGACTTCCTTAATCCTGTATTCATTAACGGTGTTGGTTTCTGTCACTATTGGCCTGTTGGTGCTATGGGTCGTCCTGCGTCATCTGCATCAGTTCTAATTAACAAGCTGCACATGAGTTGTGTTGCGGGGCATCAGCAGGGTAAGCAGGTAGCCTATGGAAAGCGCGCAGACGGACAGTCGATCTGTGGTATCATTGCCGGGAGCTTTTATCTTCATGATGAAGACTACATGGATCAATTGTCTAACAAGCACTGGCGTGGTATTCTTATGATGCATGAAGTACAGGATGGACATTTTGATGAAATGTTCCTCAGTATTGAATATCTTGAAAGGAAGTTCGGTGATTGAAGTTGATGTGTTTAATCCAGTGACAAAGCCTAAGCACTACATGC